CCTTCACAGGCTTGCCGTTTATGATGTCCATGTTCTCTGACACAGGATCTGTTGGTGCTATATCGTCTTCGGTAGGGACAATCTTCTCTGCATCCCTAATATTAAGCACTTCCAGCATCTGACGGTGCAATAATGGCAAGTCATACATCTGTGGTGCTTGTGCAGATAATTGTAATGCCGCCTGATACTGCATAATTCGCTGTGCCATCGTCCCTGCATTGGGATCACTCACTGGAATAATGTCTATTCGGTCATCGAAGTCCTCTGATACAGGGATTTCGCTGTCCATTAGGTACGGATACGCTTGTGGGCCGTAATCTCGCACCAAATTCGACAATAATTTCAATTCATCGCGCATTGAAGCGTGTAATCTGGCCTGAACTGCACTCATAACCTTCATTGAACGCTCTAAAATCGCCAAAGTAGTGCCAACTGGGGCTTCTGCGTTCATATCTGCCGCTTTTACATCAGCCGCAGACGCAAATCTTCGTCCTTCCTCTACAATATTGCCCAAAAGTTGGTACAAAACCCCGCTTGGCTCTTTGTAGGGCAGGAAACTTATGTTTTCTTTGATCGAACCGCCTGGAACGTCCACATCTCTGAACTCTCCTGGCATGATTGGGGTGTCATCACCCTTAATTCGTAGACCTCTAGCCTTCAAACCGCCAGGTAAGTTGCTCAAAGTACCTGCATCTACCAGTTGTCGGAGCAATGAGGTGGCTGATTTGGCTAATCCACCGATCATATGGATCAAACCAAAGCCGTAAAAGCCTAAACCTGGGATATACTGGTAGTGAACAAAGTGTTCTCGCTTGTTTTTGTACTGATCTGACTCGTACCAGTTGCGTCTGATAGCCAAAATCTCTCTGGAACCCAGATCAATGGTGACCACATAGGGCAAACTAATGCCTGTTAGCTTTCCGTTCTGTGAATCTTCAAAGCCAGGTAGGTCTAAATCAACCTGCATCTCTAATAAAGTGTGCCTAGAGTCTGATTCGTAGCTACCGTTGTCCCCAGTTAGCTCGTTATACTTCTCTTTCACTCTATCAGGGTCTGGAACGCCATCTTGTAAGTCCATGTCTAGGTAGAACCCTGACACTTGAAGCTTCCTGATATCATTAGGACTCTTCTTCATTACATGTGTAGCACGTTCACAGGTTGCTAAATCAGACGCACCATAGCTTACAACGAAGTCTTCAGCAGGAACAAACATACTGCAAGGTCTTCCCATAGTGGGATCGTAGTAAACTTTCCTAAACGCAGAGCCAGCCAAAGGTAGCGAAAACAGCATCCTCTCCGTTTCGGTGCGATATTCTGTCATCTTCTCAGTGACAAGGTAGTTCAGGTAATCTTGGACACGATGCGCCTGTTTTTCTTTCTCGTCATTGATTACCCCTACGATGCTTGTCTTTACAGGGCCACTAGCAGGAAACAGTTCTTGTATGGATTGAGACTGAAACCTTATGACTGCCTCTGTTAAAAGGGGATGGAACACACCACATGCCCCATCCCAGGGGGTAGTTCTTTCTTCATGCTTCAGGCCAAGCAGTTCAAGTCCGTCTATGTAAGACCTTTCCCAATCTGCTCTGCTTTCTTTGTCTGTCTTGTATTGGCCTATTAGGTCAGATGCCATGATGTTCAATTCTTTTGGATCAACCACTTCCGCTAGATTCGCATCATGGGACATGCCCATCATTTCGCCCATACTAGGATCAAAGTCAATTAACACACCGCCATCGGGTGTTTCGATAGAAACCGACTCAGGGTTTTCTATTTCAATCTCAACTTCGCCCATATCCTGATTTACAGGAAGGGGCGTACCCAAGGGGCGATCAATAGCCATTTAGCCATTCTTCCTGAAATACTGGGTTCTTGCCGCACCAGATCCTCTGGCAACTGTCTTTTTAGGCGCAGACGCACCGCTAGAGGAGAAAACCTTTCCTCCCTTTTTGTATTCTTTCTTCTTTGTCTTCATCGGTTTTTTCGATGTGCTGTCATATTTACTAGGCATTATTTCCCCTTACGTTAAATTTTGTCGCACAAATTAATCTAATAATACTCTGCTCGTCTGGAATAAAAGGGTTCTTCATCCTCATCAGACCCCAAACGCAGGAATCCTCCTTGCCTGAATCGGAGCAGTGCTTGTGTTGACGAGTCAACCAAGTCATCGTGTTCGCCTGCTGGGAAGGATGCAAACTCTTCTATCACCTCTTCCGCAAACCTAGTCTCAGGACACCAGACAATGCCAGACGCAAATAAGTCTGACACTGCGTTGACCCTTGAGATCTTATCGTTTCCTCTGCTTGGCGTGTATTCGGATACAGGAATGCCCATTGCTCTTAGTTCAAATATAAGAGGGGTTCCAGCCGCCTTTGCTTCAACGATGCAGGCATCGGGTTCAAATTCATTATAGAACTCAAACGCACATTTCTTTAGTTCAGGAAACTCCAGCCTTTCTTTGTATGCATCAAGTAATATGATGTTGGGCTGTGTGACTCCTGTGTCATCAGGTTGGTAAAATACCCCCCATGTGGTGCAAGCAGAGTAGTCTGCTCGTTGTGTTTTCAGAAAAGCGGTGTCCCATGATTGGATGATAAACTCGCACTGAGGCGGTCTTTCCTCTTCCCACTTCTTCCACCATTCTCTTTTAACTAATGCGCTCTCTTCCGAGGACGGGTCTTGCTGATATTGTGCTTGCCACTTAGGCGCAGGCAGTTCACTACGCAGAGCTTCCAGTTCCGTTAAAGACCAGAACTCAGGCCATAGTGCATTGCCAGAAGGCATAATTGCAGGAAATTCGATCACCTCCCATTCATCCATTCCTTCTCTTTGAACAGATGTTTTAACTATTTTTCCTGTTAGATCTCTTTTGTGCCAGCGAGTCATCACTATAATGATGGCCCCTCCTGGCTGTAATCTCTGTCTCGGCCCTGATGTGTACCACTCGTAAACCTTGTCGAAAACCCCTGCGTCTGCGCTTTGGCCTTCTTGTTCACTGTGAGGGTCATCTATTATTAGGAGGTCGGCTCCTTTACCTGTCACAGCACCGCCTACCCCGATAGCGAAGTATTCACCGCCTTTGTTTGTACTCCAGCGTCCTGCCGCTTTTGAATCTGCCCTTAACCCTAATTCTGGGAATATCTCTTTGTAATCTTCACTATCTACTAGGTTACGAACCTTTCGCCCGAAACCAACTGATAGTTCTGCTGTATGTGCCGTCTGTATAATTTTCTTGTCAGGGTATTGCCCCAGAAACCAAGCTGGGAGCAAATACGATGCAAACTCAGACTTTGTGTGCCTTGGGGGCATATTAATAATTAATCTTTTCAGATCACCGTTGGCAACACGTTCAAAGGCTTCTGCCATGATCTTGTGATGTCTGCCTTCAATAAAAGCAGGCCAAACCTTCTTGATGAAAGGCATAAACCCTTCACGAGCGGCTTCTTTGTCTTCTGTGTCTTTCAAGTCTTTTAAAAGATCAAGAACCCTTGACTGCTCTTCAACAGGCAAGTTTTTAATATTTTTTAAAAGATCGGGGTTTATCTTGTCAGATACTTGCATTTGTAAGGGGCCATTTGCTTGAGTAGCATTTCATATAAAAAAAAACAATGGCCCTTCAATCAATAAATGGCCTGTTTGTATGTGGCCCCTTATAAGTTAGCTATAGCTAGATTGTAACATATTACTACTGTTGACAAGTAAAGCAAAGGTTTTTGAAAATTTTTTTAAAAATTTTTTTGGGGGCATAGGATTCCTAGACGTTTTTCTGACAAAAAAAGGAGCAAGTCATTGATTAATAAGCAGTTTTTACCAGATAGTTAGTATTTTAGTGATAATTGTTTGAGCGTTTTACTATGTATATATGTGCTGATGCCCTCGCGTCACAGGGGGGGTCGGGGTCGTCGCTAAGTCCTTGATTTGAAACCAGTTTTTAAGAAAAGCCCCACCCATTGACGAGTCATCACTAGTGTATTTCACCGTCGTCTGGGTCTAGGATATCAGGCTCAGAACCCTCCTCCTGACTGGCTAACAGTAAAGCCTCGATCTCTCCTGCTAGCTCGCTAGCGTCTTTCTGGCGAGTGTCGCTCACGTTAATGTCCGTCGAGAACAGATTCACGCCACGGCCAAGCAGTTCACTTGCTTTTAGCTTTAGCTGATCGGTTTCGATTTCACCGTCCATTACCTGTTCAAAGTACTTTAGAACCTTGTCTCTTCGTGAGAGCGCAGAGGCAACTGAACCAGCCCTTTTGGCCTTCAAAAGAGAATCGATCATGTCCCTAACATGTGGCAAGCGATGCACTCTCGAAGCCATGCTGTTAACCGTTGCACTCTTTGTTGATGGGTCAACATCGAATGCATACCTGTAAGCGTCACTGAGTGACATACCCTGCCCTTGATCACCTCCACTCACAAACGCCCGACAAAAACTCTCCTGCTTACTCGTCAACACCTTTTTCTGTTTCATCCCACTCAGTGATTTTTTTTCAGCCACGCAGCCGCTCCTCTTAACTCGTCAAAGAAAAGAATTCTAGACCTGACCCCTGACACTGTAAAACAACAGTATTTAGTACAAAAACACTTGACATTTGTATTTTGACCATAAGAGCCATTCTAAGCCTGTCTGGGACGTTTTAGCTTTTAGCCTTATACCACTATCAATAAGCCTTAAAAACGTCTTAGAGATTTTTTCCC